GCCCCGCGAGGGGCTCCCGGCGCAGTGCAGTATGTCCTTTCCACCATCCCTCGGGCCGGCCAGCGTATGCTGGACGGTTGCAAGCTGAGTAACTCTCAGTAGCATAACGCGGCCCTAACCAACACCTTTCCGGGGTGTTGGAGACGGTGGTGGACTGATTCGGGAGAATTAACTCCCGGGGACCAGTAAGGAGCTCTGGTGCGTTGTGGCGGTGACCCGGAAGAGGAGCATCCCCTTTGTTGGGGGTGGTCCTGGGGTCTTGAAGCAGTATACCCGAAGAAGTTCCGGATTTCCGGAATCCATTTGGAATACTGTCAAGGACCCTCCGCTTCGTCCGTCACACTTGCAGGGGACACAGGTGACTGTGTCCGAAAGTCATCCCGAATGGCGACGTAAAAATCGTCCAGACGGTGATGTAGGCGGTAATTTTACTACCACGCGTCAGTATGCGTTTTCCCCAATTGGGAACGTGCAAGCTGATACGGGGTGGTATGATGCTAGCTTGAATGCGCAGGGTCGGGATATTTATTCCGGCCCTTGTTGCTTATCTCAGCTAGCTGTACCTTCGCAGTCTCCGTTTCCACCATTTGCGATGAGTAGCGATAATGCTCTCAATGCTTTTGGTAGTACGGCTATTGCGAAGTGTGCACCCGCCCGTCCGACTGCGAGCCTAGCAGTAGCACTGCTAGAAGCTTACCATGATGGTCTTCCGAAAATGATCGGAAGATCAACCTGGGAAACTAGGACTCAAAAAGCCATCAATCTCCGCCGTGAGGCGGGAACTGGTGGTGATGAGTTCTTGAATTACCAGTTTGGTATCCTTCCTCTTGTCAGCGACGTCCAAGACTTTGTCAAGGCCGTCGTTCGCATGGATAAACTGTTGCAACAGTACATCCGTGACAATGGCAAGATGGTTCGTAGAAGGTTCACTTTCACACCAGAAGAGTCGACAGTTGAAACGGTGGTAGATAATAATGCCACCTTTTATCTGGGCACTAATAGTGCTCAGTTTTTCAATCTGTCGGCTCAACCACGAGCGCAAGTTGTACGTACTCGTCAGAGTACGGTGCACCGTTGGTTTTCAGGGGCATTCGTCTATCATCTACCGCAGACGTTCTTTGCGGAGATGTATTTGCCGTTTGCCACCGATTTCCAGGTTATGAGAAAAATCCTGGGTCTCGACCTGACTCCCGAGGTGCTTTGGGAACTTACGCCGTGGAGCTGGGCTGTCGATTGGTTTTCCAACGTTGGCGATGTTATTCACAACGCCAGCGCATGGGCCAATGATGGTCTGGTTTTGAAGTATGGGTACATTATGGAGCATTCTATTGTCTCCGATACCTATACTTACGTAGGGCCGTCGAACCTTGTAAATAGGTCCTCGGCAATACGTCCTCCCGTTCTGAAATTGGTTTCTGAAGCCAAAATTAGACGGGCGGCGAACCCCTTCGGGTTTGGGCTTACTATGGACAGTTTATCTTTTGTCCAAAAGTCCATTCTTGCCGCTCTCGGTTTAACCCGGTTGCGGTAAGAGATGTACTCTTATGCGTCAAACGCCAAATGGGGCTCAAGACCTGAGCCCTAGGAGTGATGCCTATGGCACTCGCTGATCCCCAGTCCATTACGATTAGTGGGTCGACGATTCCCCTGCCGAGAACTTTCTCGTCAGGCGATGAGTCGGCCTACACGTCCTCTGACGGACTGGTCAAGTTGTCGGTTTCCCATAACCTGGTAAAACAGGGAAGGGCCCGGCGACTCTTGCGGATCGACCACTCGAAGGTGGCCTCGGATCCGTTTAAGCCATCGGAGAACGTCAAAGTGAACATGGCAAACTATGTCGTGTTCGACGTTCCTCCGGCGGGGTATACGAATACCGAGATCCTTGCGGTGTATACGGGGTTTAAGACCCTGTTTACCGCAACTTCGGATGCGGTCATTACCAAGCTACTTGGTGGTGAGTCGTAGAGAGGTTGATGATGATCGGGAAGTAATTCCTGATTATCGTCCTCGCCGTGATGATCCCTCCGACGGAGAATTTAGGGTAACTATAGCAGTCAGCTATAAAACGCTGGCTATTATATTCCTTATCTTCAATGTCGTTGGTCACATCATCGACTCACTTACTGGAGCAGACTTGTCTAGGTACAGCGAAAAGCTGACTAGCTTGTTGCCGTTCTAGTGGTGAGTGGTTAGGCTTCGGTCTACTCTGTGGTTCAGTTGTACCTTCAGTAACAACGATTCGGGGAGATCCCCGAAGAAAGGTAAAGTAATTCACCATTCATCCGGGGAGTATCTCCCCCAACATCTCCAGGAAGCCATGTACGCGGCAAGGTTGGCTAACGCCACCTTTGTGCGTGCGGGCGGAACGGGGATGCGTTTCATCGTCGATGCCAACATCCATGAGGCCTTGGACTCGGATTGCGAAATCCGGATCCTCGACGTCGTTGGGTGCGAGTATTGGACGGCGAAAGAACTGCTGCTACTGTTGGAGGACGACTACCTTATGGAGTCGTACGTCAACTGAAGTGACGTGTTATAGGCTATGGATCTGTTTACCTTCTCATGAGAGGAGGGACAGTGAAAAGCCTTATGTCACTCTGGTCCCATCTAGCGGAGGAATCCGCTAGTATTTGCTACACATGCGCCCATCGCGACATTAATACGGTCGCGATGCGTGTCGAACATGAGGGGTTGTCGTTTTTAACGATAACCCTACCTGACCTTGG